TTATCTACAATTTACCGTACCGCCACTAATAGCACAGCTTTCGTGCCTTATACTCCACTCTATCTCTGTGAAGATTATACTTGATGTGCTATAAATAACAACCGTGTAATCGCCATTGTCATCAGGCTCAAAGTCATAGGTTTTAGAACCACCCGCACCACTCAAATCTACATCTTCCTCAAAGTAGTATCTTGTTCCGTTTCGTAACACTTCAAGGTCAAACAAAGAACTTGTGGCACTTGTAAGAGTTAATCTAAAATGCTTCCAATCGTATATCTCTCTTGTACCCTCATTCCACTTTGAAAGCACGTTGTTGCTCATTACACAAAAACCATAGTTTCCTGTTTCATCATCCCAACCATCAACAGGGCTTGGGTTCTTTTCTAACACCGTGCCACTCTCTACCTTTCCGCTTTTACGATGCAACCACATAAACAAATTAAACCAACGTGGGTTGGCTTGTCTGTTCAGGAAGTCATTACTAAAAGATATGTCAGAAGCATAGCCATTAGATGTAGTGTATTTGTGTTCTATGGCATCTATAATCTTTTGCGCCCTTATAGCGTATTTAAGTTCTTTCCAACTCACTCCGTGCTGATGCGCACCACCTGACCCACCGTGATACCAAAGGTTTCCTGTGCTACTACCTGAACCTGTGGTTTCGTAATACAATCTTTTGGTGTGAGTTATAAGCGGACAGATAACGTGATTGCTTATTTCGTATGTATCGCCTACTGTTTGGAATATGTCATCGGCTAAAACTAAAATTGTACTTGTTGGTACAGAAACAACTGTTGTGCCTTTATTAGTTGTTACGTTGTACACTTGGTCTCCAAATGATATACCTGTTGTGCTTGGTATTATTAGTTGGTTTGAACTTACAGTAGTTACCGAGCCTGTGTCAAAGTTAGAACTGCTTAACTCTAAAAGGTCTTGTACTTGTGATGCATCATAATCCTGATTGAATGGGCTTAAATCTAAAGAACTTAATTTGTCATCGCCTATTATGTCTTTTAGGTCAACTGTGTTTCCATAGAATGTTACTCTGTACATATAAGCCTTACGATTCTTTAACTCTACACCATCAAGTTTTAGTTTACCTTTCTTAAATGGTAAGTAGTTAAGTTCGATTGTCGCTGACTTTTTAGTTCTCGCATCAAACCCTCCCTCAATGTCAAAATTGTAATAATGCTTGAATATCTTGTTATTAGCTTTGGATGCAGGTAGGGTAAACGTCTTTGTGAACTCGGTAAATATCTTTGCAACGTCTTTTACGTTCTTAATAGATTGTGTGATGCTTACGGATTCATCCTTAAACATATCTACCCTCTGACCTTGTATGTAAAGCTGTATGCTCTGCACTATCGTATGTTGTTTATTTTGTCAAACGCTTCTTCAAACTCAACTGTGTAGTCCACAAGTTTATCGTTCACACTTGTTTTGTAGGTTATTGTTTTGGTGCGTGGAATAACAGGCACAATCAACTCTTCGTCTGTGATTTTAGTGTACCATACCTGCTCACTCAACAGCAGTTCTTCCATAACCGCATTGTGATCATCATTTATGTAGCCTGTGTTCATTGTTATCCTATCCTTACCCTGCGCCATAAACGCTTGTTGTTGGTGTTGGTAGGTTTTGTAGCTTAACGTGTCTTGGCTAAATATAGAAGCCTTAAACTGCTCGGAAGTAACGTCTGTGGTTTCTACTGATTTCTTAAAGAACCAAACGTCTTGTAATGCACCGTATTTGTTTACGAATGTTACTTTGTATGGCTCGTACTTGCACTCGTCAACCGTGTTTATTTTAAGTATGTCAACACCTGCATCTGTGGCAACCCACACCTCATCCACAAGTCCTATGTCAATGGTGTTTAAAAAGTCGGTAAGACAGCCTGACACTTCCAAAGTACCACCATCAGCTACAACTCTTTCCTCGTAGGTGTCTGTGTTGTCAGACCCGCTTACGGTAACGTAATCTATTTGTGCATTGGTGTTTGTGGAATCGCTTATAGTAAGTGTGCGCTTTAAAGTGCCTTGATAGTAGAAAGCTACGCTATTAGTGTCTTCGGTAAACACAGGAATCCTTACGTTTGAATCGTTAAGCCTAAAGATGCTTCTGTTTGACATCAGCAACCCTCTTGATAGTTCAGGATTCGTACCCTCGTGGAAATATCCATAGCCATCTAACGCTATATAGTCGGTGTTGCTTGTTGCTACGCTTGAACCTCCGCCATCGGCTGCATCATACATAGTTATGTCGGCTTCTACCCACACACATTGACTATCGTACTCCCCATCGAACTCTATCTCAATGTAATCTCTTACAAGTTCTGCAATCTCAAACACCACGTAGTTGTTGGAATCAATCTCGTTCTTTGTTATTGCGTATTGTGCGGATGCAGGTTTGTCCGTTGTAAACACCCCTGTGTATATGTACAAGTCCAACGAAGCTGATGCCAAACTTGCGTTACTTGCTTTAATGTAAAACGGACTTCTTACGTTTATCTTTGTTGCCATTAGTCAAATGCGTTTTGTAGGTCTATTCCAAATTTCTCTTGTAGTTCTTGTGGTAGTCGTTCAAAGGCTTTCTCAAAAGGTTTAGTGAAAAACAAACTCGGCTTGATGCCTTTAGTGTATATGCTTCGGGCTATAAGGAATTGTAAGCTCTTGCGCTTTATAAACCTACCCTTTTCATCTCGTATGCCCTCTAATCCTTTTCTTACTACCCAATCGCTGAATGCTTTTGCAGGGGGCATTTTATCTTTGTAGGAGTAAGGTGTGTTGTACTTCTTCTTGACACCACTAACACCTAAATCCTGAAACTTACCATAATCCTCCATTGAGAAGATTACAGACAAATCATTAGCACCTACATTGACCTCGTAGTCCAAGCTGTCATATAGCTTCTTGGTAGAGTTCTTTTTGTTCTTGGTAAGGTTGCTTCTTGATTGCTGAACCACGTACTTACCAAAAGCGTTAAGTGCCTTTTGTGTTTCCTTTAGCTGCATACGTTAATATCGTTTTCTATTAGCACGTCAAACGTACAAGCCCATCCTGCTACTTGGTTCTCAAACCTTTCGTAAAAAGGCTCACACGTAGGATCACCATCTAATTGGTATTTATCCCTGTATAGAGTTCCTATCCTTAATGTCTGCACAAGTTTGTTTACAACTGCTAATTGAGTGTTTAGGATGTCGTGTTCGTTATTGTTGCCCCTGAATATGTCGGTTGTTGCTTCCTTGCTTTGTTCTACTATGTCCATAGACAGAACCGAGATACTGAATCGCATTACCTGTTCCTCTACGGTTGCTTGGTTGATGATTATGTGGGATAGTGGGAATATGGTCTGTTTAGACAAGTCAATGTCTGTAATATCCCCTGTGGTTACCGTATTTACAAAGTCGCTGCTTAACAACTCGTCTTTGATTGTTTCAGTTATTTGGTAGAACCCCCTTATACCTTGATTAGCCATTGAATTGCTTTTTTATATTTCTTGCTTCCATTTCAGCTTTGTCTTTCATAAAACTTAACGCATACAAACATTGATGCACACCTAATTTAGTGATATTTTCAAATCGTCTAATATCCCCTTTAGCGAGTGCGAAAAGTGATTGATACCACCCCCATTTTCTTCCGAAATTAGATACTGCGCTAAATTCGCTTCCTTGCTCTCCAAAGAGTTCAGCATAGTTCTCGATAAGTCCATCCCTAAATTGTAAAAAAAAAGTATAGAACCGAGTACTGCGTTCATTGGCATATCTTTCATCTGCTCGGCAGTATCTACCTTATAATCCTCTATTGCGTACTTATCGCCATACTGATCTGTTACAGGTCGGTAGAGAACATTCATAGCACGGTGCATATTATCCCAATCGCCCATAAACGTATCAAGGTCTATGTACTCCCCGAAACTCATATCCTCTAACTTGGGTATGAATCCGTACTGCTTACCTTTCATCTTGAACTTGGTTACAAGCTGTGGGGTGTCGTTTAGCATATCGGTTATGATGTTTACTATGTCTTGTATGTCGGTAGCCCTCATCATTAGCACGTGGTCACCTCTCAATCCACAAAATATCTCAATCAGCTTTACAGCCAAAAACTTCTCGTCTTTGTTCTCGTCTTGTATCTTTAGATACTTCTGATATTGCTCTAAAGTTATTTCGCCAAGTGAATCAGGAATGTTTATGTCAACTTTCATATATATATATCGTAAAAAAATTAGATTTTAGAATCTTAAAGATAAGCAAAAAAAAACCCCCAATTAAGGGGGCTTGTAGCTTGGGTGCTTATAGCATTTTGGAAGATGGCACACCCAACCATCAGGATTGTATCGGCTGACTAAAGTTATAAGTTTTAGTCGTTTAAAGTGGCTGCCCTAAAGGAACACTAACATCACCCTCGAGTTAGAACATATCTGTTCGTTAGCTTGAACTTTAGGAAAAGCACGTCTGCCTTACTTCTATCTTTATACCACAGTTAGAACCACAGTTGCAAATACTTTACCTTGCTTTTAAGTTGTTTAGCCTATCCCTATCATCTCCTATACCGTCACTATAAGTCCGTAAACAGGGAGGTAGCTTCTCTTTACCGTGCTTCTTTCAGTTAACCACACGCATTATAAAGTCCATCACATTTTTCGGCTTTCAATATTTTAAAGAACGTAGAGGTGTTATCCTCATTTGTATGGTACAAATATACAACTTATTTTTTATTTACAAAATGTTTTATAACTTTTTTTCAATTTTTTTTACCTAATAGCGTATTTACCCCTGTTGGGGTTCTGTAATTGAAACCCTACTGCATAGCGGACTGCATCGATTAAATGGTTGTAGGCATCTATCGGGGTGTTGGATTTTCTTTCCAACCAACAGTAGTTATTGAGTTCTTTAATTAGGTTCAATGAATCAGGGCTTACCACAAGATCGTAATCTTGCAATAGTGATATACCATAGGTTACACTACCCTGTCCTTTAATAGATGGCTTTACGTTGCACCCTTTGGCTCGTATCTCGCTTATTAAACGTGGCTCTGCTGAATCGCCCACGATAAGCCCATTTTTAGCGTGTTTAAGGTTGAGTTGCGCTATCTCTGATGTTGTCAGTCGTGGAAGATAAAAACACTCCCTTAAATAGATTATTTTGTTGTCTGTGTCTATATTGCTTTCTACAAGTGTGGAGGGGTCTGATGCGAATCCGTAATCCTGCCCAAAGATACTTACCCCCACGTGCTTGAACTCGCCTATTGTCCAATTATCAAATATCACACCCTCTGCTTTGTTTAACCACCCACCTAATATCTGATGCTTGTACTTTTCGGGTCTTCTTTGTTTCATTTGCTCTATCTGATGTAGGTAGCTTTCGGATAGGTTGTCTAAATTGTCCTCGTATGTAGTGTGTATGTATGTGGTGTTTTCTTTTGTTAGGTTGCTACCCTCTTGCACCCCTCTGTCCTCAAAGAATCGTTTGTAGATAAAGTGTTCCTTTGTTGTTGGGTTCAGTATTAGGATTACCCTGTTCTCTTTGGATTGTGAACGCACAGACAGGTCTATGGTGTCAAACTTGTCTTCGTCTGTTAGTTCCTCCGCTTCATCTACTACCCACGTTGTGATTCCTGTAAGGGATTTAAGGTTTGCTGTCTGATCGCCTGAACTTGTCCTGATTCCTCTAAAGATAATCTTGCTTCCTGTACGTCTGTTGATTATCTCGTCTTTTGTTATGTGGAAATCGCCTATAACACCCAATAGTTCCAACTTCTCTATAAATTCAGGTATAATAGATATGTAAGCTGATGTGAGTGTGTAGCGTGTAAAGAGTATTGTGTGTCCTTGCTCGTATGTCAGCAGCACAAGCATAAGGTTGACCGCAAAGGACTTCCCCGAACCCCTACCGCCTGTGATTACAAAGTACCTACTATCGTCAGCTTGTAATGGTGCATACTTTGGGTGTATGGCTATCACTTGTACTTAATAATGTCTTTAAAATTGATATTAAAGCCCTCTGACGTAATATCTACGCTTTCCTTTGGCTTACCATATCGGTAGCTTAAATATGTCTGTATGGCTCTTAAATCGCCTTTAGCAACGAGTTCCCCTAATTTAGATAAAGCAACATCTGAATCAATAATGCTATCTAACCTTTCGATTAGCTTCATCTCATCTGCCTTTGGCTTTCTACCTGCGCCTTTTCTTGCCCCTCCGTGCATCTTGAAATATCTTGTTTATTCAAATATATATCGTAATTATTCAGGATTTTGTTTGGCTTTTAACTCTTTGAGATCTTTAGCAAGGTTATTAACCATCATTAGAAGATTGGTTGTTACCTTTTCAAGTTGCTGTATCTTCTGTGCTTGTGTCCATTTCTTTTGCTTCATCTTATTCGTCTTTTATAAAACATATCCAATGTGTATTCATCTTCTTGCCACTCTTATGTCCATATAGCGGTTTTTGGTCTGTCAGCTTTAGTATTTCTTTTACAGGAAATTGTACCTCACTCCATTTAAAGATAAGTGTACCATTTGGTTTTAGCACTCTAAAACACTCCTTAAATCCCTGTCTTAACATTTCTCGCCATTCGCCTTGTAGCGAACCATACTTTTTTGTTATCTGACTAACCGAGTTAGATTCTATGTGTGGTGGGTCAAACACTATATGCCAAAACGTATTGTCAGGTTGTTCTATGTTTGTAAAATCGCCTATAATGTCAGGGTCAATGATATTTGTTTTTTTACCACAAGAATAAATGTCTATGTGTGTTTCTCTTCTTTTGTCTATAAACAAAGCACGTTCATCTTGTTTGTCAAACCACATACCCTTTACGCTACAACACACGTCTAATACTTTTTGTTTCATCGCTTCTTGTCTATGTCAACCTGTGTTGCTCGTTTGTTGGTTCTGTGATACTGATATACGTTTTTCCATTCAGGTGTTGGTATGTATCGTATGTTAGCATCTATCTCTGCTCTTGTCTTTCTTCTTTTCATTTTCTTGTACTTCTTTACATTGTTCACATTGTTCCTTGCATCGCTTGTAAGCGAATATATCGTCTATACATAAAAACTCTTTCATAGCTAAAAGGATTGTTCCCCGAAGCGCATTATAACTATTGTAAGTCCGTATATTAGTAAAGCTATGTATATGGCGATAAGCACTTTCATCATCCTGTCCATTACTCTATGGTTGTTAGGTTTGACTGATATACCTTTCCTTGATAGCCTTTAGGTCGTATGTTGAATCCTGCTATCATTGCTTCTAATCTCACTCGCACGTTATCTCTTTCAGTTACAGGAATCCTATCTACTACGTCATATAGCGAATTGTCTCCCTTGTCCTCCTCTTGGTCTTTAAACCCAAAGTAAAACCTTTCTATTGAATCGTATCTCATTCTAAAGTTCTTGTCGAACTCGTAAAGAAACTCAAAGTCCTTTAGATGATGTAAGACAGTAGCGTGGGTAATACCAAACACAGCTGCTATGTGGCTCGGTAAGCATTGCTCTTTCGCCATTATCTTATAGGCTACTGAACGCAGGTGTACTATCTCTCTTCTGCGTGTCTTTTGGTTTATGTCTTCCCCTGTGTGTTCTTTGATTAGGTTCTCTAATCTTAACTTACATTCTTTTGCGTGTATCATTTAAGTAGATCTAAAATTTTAATTTCTTCTTGTATTTCTTCTATTAGCTTAATCGCATCTCGGTAGTGGCAATTCCTTATTGCGTACTTTACCATTTCCAAGTCGTTTACGAATCGTATCATAGCGTACCTCTTAAACAATAGGTGTCAAGGTCTGCACCGTTTATAAAAAATGTTTCAAAGGTTTCTATCGCCTGTTGGGTCTTTCTCTTGCCCTCATTGTAAAACTCTTCCGACACATCGTATATAGCTATGTCAAGGCTGCCCTTGTCAACAACTGCGAACGTGAAGTCCTTGTAGCTTACATTAAACAGCTGACAATACACATACACCTGAACGTCATAGCCATACTTCCGTGCGCTATAAGGAAACGCTTTGATGTCTGTTGTTGTTTTAAGGTCAACGATTCCTCTCTTGCTAAACACATCTGCCTTGCCCCTAAACGGATAGCCATCTATCATACCCACCGCAGGTACTTCAAACTCACAATCCGTGATTAATTGAAGTGCGTGTTCGTTTCTCAAAAAGGCATCAGCAACTCTTTCGGCATCTCGCTTCTCTTTAGCTGTAAATACTTTACCGTGTTGGGCTAACGCTTCTTTATACGCTTTTGTGTTCTTGCTTTGTACGTCAACAAATATCTGTTCCTCAAATACGTGTGGTTCAAGTATGCAGGTGTGGAATAACCATCCATCTCGCAAGGCTTGGCTTTCGCCTGATCCGTAGTCCAACACGTACTTATATGTCTTTGGGCTTGATAGAAGCGTTTTAATAGAACTTGAACTCAATGCTGCTTTAGCCATATACCCATAGTAGAACTCGTCATTTTGCATAAGGTCTAATAGGTTTTCTTCCTTGAAACTTTCCCCGTTTAATAGTGTTATCATATCCAAGATGCTTCAAAACAAGTTGCACTACAATACTCGCCCTCTTCTTCTGTGCGACCTCCGCATTCAGGGCATTCATATCCATTCTCTCTGTGTTCGTGTTCCATATACACTAACCAATCATCATATCTCATTATTTAGTTTTTTTAAGGTTTCTAATTCTTCTTCTACTCTTCTTGCTCTTTCGATTGCTCTGTTCTTGTCTGATCTTGCTTCGCTTATCAGCCTATTGTAGCAATAGGATTCTAATTCGAGTTTGTTAGCGTAGAACACAATCCTGACAATCGATTCAGACAATAGTCGTAGTTCCTTGTTGTCTGATTTGTCTTGCCACTTCTTTAGGATTTGCAAAGCTGATTCGGCATCGGCTATATATTGTAGTTCAGCCAAATCCATAGCATACAAATCAAAAGTCCGACAAGTCCTATTTGTGCGAAATCTACTTTCATAGTTTTAATGTTTTCTTTGCCCTTGACCACCACACGTTGTGCTTGTAAAGGCTATTAAACTCCTTTTGCGTGTACACGTTTACCACACCATTCTCGATGTGCGTGTATATTCCTGTTGGTAGCATTAGAAACATAAGGCATCTACCCAAGCTGCGAACAATAGGAACAATATAACACCCGCCCATACGACAAGTGTAAACACAGCTATAAATATAGCGTTCTCGTGTCTGCGTAAAAATTTAAGTAATCGTTTCATAACTCGCTTCTTTTAACTAATTTGGTAATTTTACCTTTATAGTTCTTTTGCATTAAACTTTCAAGGAGTTCTTTATTCCAACTATGCATAATAATTTTATTAGAATTATCTAACACATAGTATTTATCTATCTTACGTTTCATAATGTTTTAATGTTTTATTTTGTTTTTTTGAATAGTTTGTTGAACTCATTAGGAGTGTAGAAAAGCACATCACCACTATTGAAGTGGGTAACTGAAATAAGTCCATTTACAACCTCTGCGTCAGACGTGTATTTTTGCTGACTACCCGAACCTGCTGTTCTTCCTAAATATCTGTACTCTGATTTCATAATAAATGTTTTAATGTTTCTACAAATGTAAACAAAAATGTTAATAAAACAAATTTATTTTTTTCTGTATTGAACTGCGCATATTGCAAGACGTTGGTCTTTGTTTGGGTACTCTTTGACCATTACGGGATCAGCCATACATCTTGCTATGAACTCTTTTCTATCTTCTGTTGGTTTTGGTGTTGGTATTGGCATAGTTATATATTTAAGTGCATTATCGTGTTGATCTTGTTTACAGTTTCCTCCTTATCCACTATTTCATCCTTGTCGTAATAGACATATATATAGGGCGCATATTCCTTTGCGTACTTGTCGTTCTTTGCCTTGTGGTTCTCTTTAGCTTTTAACTGATACGTGGTGTTCATCTTCTTGTAGGATATTGGCTTTATCTGAATCCCTAATACGAGATTGCCGTTTTGGTGCATTTCCGCATCTATGCAGTACTCGTGGTCTTTCTCAAAATCGGTTTTTGTAATCGTGCAATTATTAAACTCCTTTTGCAAGTTCTCAATTATATAGAACTCTTTTCTGTACCCATTCCACGTTTGACCTATAACCCTAAAGAACACATATCGCTTTACAAGGTCTATATCTAAATGTGGGTATTGTACGTTTATGCGCAGGCTTATTTGGTTTAGTTCCTCAAATCCTATCTTGCTATCATAGTACGTTTCCCAATCCTTGTGTGTCTTGGTTTCTGATTCCTTATTAAAGTCGCTTATAAGTTGCATACACGAACCCACATACTTAACAGCAAAGAACTTGTTTACAAACTTATCCTTATTTAGATTCTTGTATATAATGTTAGATATACCGTGTTGGTAGTAAAAATCTTCAAGCATTGTATATACTGTTTATCTGTGCTATCCACTCCTTAATTCGTTTAGGGGAACAGGTGCAGGGTTCGTGGTAGGGGTGTGCGTATAGATCAGCGTGTAGCCTACACACCATTTTGTATTGAGATTCATTAAGCCTACTATTAGATGTTTCTAAATAGTTAGCCCATTCCTCTCTTTGGTCTTGGTTCATTTCTCCTTTTGGCATATTATAGTTGTATGTCGTTCCACTTCTTTCTTCGTTTGTCGCAACCACAGTCAGGGTACAACTTCTTCCACACATAGCGTATGCCTGTGTACTTGGTAATGTAATACACTAAATCTCCTAATCCCATTTTAATTTGTTTTTAAAATTACTATCATACTATCGTGCATCCCCGCCCTGTTTGACACCTTTTCTCCATAAGTATTATAACCTATAAATTTTACTCTACCCTTAATAAACCTTATCTCTTTTTTATTCGGCAAAATATAATCGTGAAATAATACCGTGCTTGTCGATACAGGTAAAAGCAAAACACATAATTTACCTTTTTTACTTTGCTCAATAGCTTTTTTTACAAACGCTTCTTTAAGTTTTCTACTGTATGGCGGATTGACAAAATTACGATTACCCCAATCCACTTTTAGACCATCCCACTTACTTGTGTCGTGATTGATAGGGCAAGGATCAAAATCAAAATCAAACTCCTTATTCAATTCATCATAAACATAAGATGGTGTTTCCCAATTATCACTATGTATAAGATTCCTGTTTTTCAAAACTCTATATTGTCTTTAATTAGTCCTTTTACGTTTCGGTATGTGTTGTAAAGCGAATAATAGCTGATGCCTGTTTTCTTTGAAAGTTCGGCAACACTTGTACCATCGCTTATAATCTCAAACACTTGTCTATCGTACCAATACACCTTGTCTAATAGCGTGTCCATTTGGTTCATAGCCTTGCAGATGTTCTTTTCCTTTTTTACGTTCTCTTCGTCTATGTAGTCAGCTAATCGGTCAATATCTACTTTTACGATCTTGGCTTCTTTCCTGTGTAGGTCAACAAATAACCCACGTAGTTGTTTGTAAATGTAGTAGTGATTGATGTCATCGTCATAGTTGATGTCTAACCCACGATTGAGATACGAGTGCATAAGGATATACATCTCTTGTACTATGTCCTCTGCTATTGAATCCTTACACCCAAAGGACTTTACTATTCTTATCCAATCTTGGTGCTTCTCGGCTATTTTGTCAAGTGTTGTTTTCAAAATAATCTTTGTTGTGCTTTATGGTTTTCTATTCGTTTCATTGCAGCTTCATAATAATCAGGGTCAAGTTCACAAGCAGTCAAATCAAATCCCAAGTTATGACAAGCAATAGCAATAGAACCTGAACCCAAGTGAGTGTCTAAAATCTTGTCCCCCTCTTTTGCGTAGTTCATCAAAAGCCATTCGTAAAGTTTTACGGGTTTTTGTGTGGGATGCAACCTGTTATTATCATTATTATTTATTTTAACTAATTTAGGTAACATATCTTCAGAATACCAAGCATACTCTACTTGACTCATTGTAGGAATATAAACCATTTTATCCCAAGTTATCAACGCTCTACAACCCTTTTTCCATATATATGGAAAGTAATTTCCACCCCATATTATCTGTCTTTTACTTACTCTAAATAACTCTTTAAAATAATAATCAGTTGGTATATCATTATCCCATTCGTGTTCTTTAAATTTAACTTGTGTATTTTTATTACACCCCCCTTTAATTGTTTTATCCCCCAAACCATAAGGTGGGTCAACAATAGCTAATTCAAAATACCCATCAGGATATCTTGACATCAATTCCATATTATCTTCGCAAGTTATTTTCAAAATGGTACTTCTGTTTGTTTCTTGGTTTTGTAAGTTACTAAATTTTTTCCACTTACTTCAAATCCTACATTGTTTATGATTGAACGGATTCTTAGTAGCTCA